AAGAACACAATTTGATTATTCATCCAGATGGCTTTGCGGTAAATCGTGAGGCATGGACGGATGAATTCTTAGAATACGATTATATTGGTGCTTGTTGGCAAGATGGTACTGTAGGTAATGGCGGTTTCTGTTTGCGTTCTCGTAAATTATATGACGCATTCATTTCTATTGGTGTAAAAAATTCTACAAATGATTACCAAGATTATATGAATGATTCTTTTTATTATGTGATAACCGAATCTGGTGAAAAGTTTATACCTGAAGATAATATTATCTGTAAAGTACATAGAGAGAAATTAGAAAAAGAATATGACATCAAATTTGCTCCTCTTTATATTGCAAACCGATTTAGTATAGAACACAATTATAGTTCTGTATGGTTAGGTAAAAGTTTAGGATTTCATGGCAAACATGGTGTTGCTGATTATTACGGAGTTAAATTATGAGTAAGAATGTATTAATTACAGGCGGTGCTGGGTTTATTGCTCACCATGTTATTGATAAGATGTTGGATGAAACTGATTGGAATATTGTTTGCTTGGATCGTTTGGACATTTCAGGTAATCTAAATCGTTTACATGATATGTTACGAGACCACGATCCAATCAAAGTGAGCAAACGGATGCGAATCGTGTTCCATGACCTCAAAGCAGAACTGAACGAAATGATTGTGAACGATATTGGTTCTATTGATATTGTATTACACTTAGCTGCAGGCAGTCACGTTGACCGCAGTATTCAATATCCAATGGAATTTGTACAAGATAATACTGTTGGCACAGTCAATATGCTTGAGTATGCTCGTAAACATTTGCCTAATCTGGAACGATTTGTATATTTCTCAACAGATGAAATCTTTGGTGTTGCACCTCCTGGTGTCGCTTATAAAGAATATGACCGATACAATTCAACAAATCCATATTCAGCATCTAAGGCAGCTGCAGAAGAATTTTGTGTTGCCTATGAGAACACTTATAAGATGCCTATCGTTGTAACTCACACAATGAATGTGTTTGGTGAACGCCAACATCCTGAGAAATTTATTCCAATGTGTATTCAGCGTGCTCGTGATGGCGAGAAAGTTTATATTCATGCCAATGCTGATTGTACAGAAGCGGGAACAAGGATGTATATTCATGCCAAAGATGTGGCAGAAGGATTAATGTTTATTCTCAACAATCTACCAAAGAATTATAAACATACTGGTGATTATGGTTGGGCTCATTGTCCTAAATTCAACCTTGTTGGCACAGAAGAAATTGATAACTTAACTTTGGCCAAGATGATTGCTGAAGCACAAGGCAAAAAACTTAATTATGAAATGGTTGATTTTCACGGCAGTAGGCCTGGCCACGATTTACGATATGCACTTGACGGAAGTTTATTGAAATCGTTAGGTTGGGAACCAAAGATTAAATTGAGTGAACGCATTAAAGAGATGACATTATGGACACTAGAAAATAAAAGGTGGTTGAAATGATTAAAACAGTAGGCAAATACACCTATGGAACGGACACTTACACAACAACTGTAAGGCAATTTCATTCTTATGCTGATCCAACAACACCTGTTGTACATATTGGTGCTTTTACTGGAATAGGACTTGGCTGTAGATTTTTTCCATCTGAAGGCGTAGCACACAATCCAAAAGCTTGTACAAATTATGCTTTTGGTAATTTGGGTGAGAGAAATCAAATCTTTAATAACTTTCCAATTTTACCAAAGGTTCAAACAAAAGGAGATATCAATATTGGCTCTGATGTTTGGTTTGGAGAATCTGTTACTGTTATGTCTGGTGTTACTGTTGGCCATGGTGCTGTAGTTGCAACAAACTCCCATGTATTCAAAGATGTTGAACCGTATTCTATTGTTGGTGGTAATCCGGCAAAATTTATTAAATATCGTTTCGACAAAGAAATCATTGATGCTCTCTTAGAAATGAAATGGTGGGATTTACCTGATTCAACTATTAATAAAATTTTACCATTGTTACAATTAGAACCTACAATGGATATTATTAATCAAATGAATCAAATTATTAGGAGTGAAAACTAATGACTTCACTCGGCATTTATCACTGGAATAAAGATAACAAATCAGGGTTAGAGGCCTCGATTGCTTCATTTCGTAAATATCATCCAAATGCACCATACTTTGTTGCCTGTGATGCTGCTGGAGGTTCTCAATATGATGTATGCAAAAAGTATAATGTGAACTATCTACATGCAGACTTTGATTTGGGTTATCCTTCACCACATTGGGGTTTCGATAAACTTAGAGTATATAACTTTATGAAACGAATGATGTTGGCCGCCATCTGTATGGGAACAACACATTTTATTATATCAGAAGATGATGTAATCTGTCTAAACGAAATACAATTTGACCCAAATTGGGAGATTGCATCTTATAATATCACCGATGGCAATTATATAAATCAAGAAATTTTAGATGTGTGTGAAACAATCTCCGGTGTTAAACCTGATAGAACTCAATATGGTGCGGGCGCAGGTACAATTATGAAAACAAGTACCTTCATTCAAACATTTTATAAGTTTGTTGAATTTTTAGATAGAGATTTTGATAGACTACATAAGAATCAACCACAACTTGGATGGAATGATTGCTTTCTACAAGTATACTTCTTCCTTGCTGGGGCTAAATATAATGTCAATCCAAGATTGCACAATATTTGGCCAGAAAATCCAAATTTAGATTTGAATGAAATGAAGAAGCATTATGACATGGTACACAATTATAAAAATTTTTATGAAGGTAGATAATGGATTTAACTGAAATTAAAAAATGTTTAGCCTGTGGTAGTGTTGATTTGATTCCTGTTTTGGATTTAAATGACCAACCTCTGGCCAACTCTTATAAGAAAAGCAAAGATGAACCAGAAGCATCATATCCATTAAAGATTAATCGGTGTGAACATTGTTATCATGTTCAACTAACCCATGTTGTTAATCCAGATTTAATCTACAAAAACTATCTGTATGTAAGTGGAACAACCAAAACATATGTTGATTATATGGGCTGGTATGCCGATTTTGTTTGTGAACAATTCAATGTATTTCCACAATCGGTTTTAGATATTGGTTGTAATGATGGTTCTCAGTTAGATAAATTCAAAGCAAGAGGACTAGAAACTTTTGGTGTTGATCCAGCAGAAAATCTTTTTGAATTGTCCTCAAAGAACCATAATGTAACTTGTGGTTACTTTGATGAGAAGTATTCACAACCCGTAGACATTATAACAATTCAAAATGCATTTGCACACAATCCAAATCCATTAGAACTCTTAAAGAACTGTAAGAAGAATTTAAATATTGATGGCCTAATCTTTATTCAAACTTCTCAGGCAGATATGATATTGAATGATGAATTCGATACTATTTACCATGAACATATCTCATTCTACAATATCAAATCAATGATGTTTCTATGTAACAGAGCAGGTTTAAATTTAATTGATGTGGTAAAAACTCCTATTCACGGCACAAGTTACATTTTTATTATTAGTGCCGATATGTCAGCACCAGCAAACATCAAAAATTTAATTGATATTGAAACCAATGCTGGTTTGTATAACAAAGAAACATATACACGTTATTCTAAGAATTGTATTGATATGGTTGAAAAGTTTAGAGAAGTTGTGGAAGAACACCGAGCAAATGGTTATAAAATTGTCGGCTATGGAGCACCAGCTAAAGGCAACACATTTCTAAACTTTGCCAAAGTACCACTTGATATGATTATTGATGATAATCCAATGAAGCAAGGACTCTATACGCCAGGTTCTTCTATTGGTATAGTTGGTTCGGAAGTATTGAAATCCTTTGAGGAACATGATAGAATATTGTTTGTACCTTTGGCTTGGAACTTTTTTAAAGAAATTAGAGAACGTATAATCAAACAAAGAAATAATTTTAATGATGTATTTTTAGATATGAAAAGGTTGTAAAATGATTAATCAAATGATTGAAACTTTGTCAAATGAACGACCAAGTTATGCCAAAAATTATGACAATTATAAACATGGTGATTTTGTCCAGTATTCGGGCCAGTTATGGGACGAAAAAGAAATGTATGCAGCCATTGATACGCTTGTCAATGGCAAATGGATTACATCAGGTGAAAAGGTAGCACAATTTCAAATTCATTTTAGCAGACGATTTGGTGTAAAACATTCACACATGGTGAATTCTGGTTCATCTGCCAATCTGGTAATGATTACTGCACTAAAGAAGCATATGAATTGGCAAGATGGTGATGAGGTGATTGTTTCACCAGTAGGGTTCCCAACAACGATTGCACCATTAGTTCAAAATAATCTAAAGCCAGTATTCATTGACATTGAATTAGAAACTCTTAATTTTGATTTAGTCAAGCTTGTAGAAAAGATTACACCAAGAACCAAAGCAATTTTTGTATCACCTGTTCTTGGTAATCCTCCTGACATGGATCTTCTACAGGACATTTGTACCAAACATGGCATTCTTTTGATTGGTGATAACTGTGATTCACTAGGAACAAATTATGATGGTAAATTGATTACAGAGTATTACTACTGTTGGTCTACGTCATTCTATCCTGCACACCACATCTCAACTGGTGAAGGCGGCATGATCTGTTGTAACGATGACACACTTGCTAATCTAGTAAGAAGTGTTTCGTGGTGGGGTCGTGATTGTTATTGTGTTGGAACAAACAATCTGCTCGAATGTGGCACCTGTGGAAAACGATTTGATAATTGGTTACCTGATTACGATGGTGTAATTGACCACAAATATTTGTTTACGACAATGGGCTATAATCTCAAACCTCTAGATTTACAGGGTGCAATCGGTTTAGAACAATTAAAGAAGTTTGACTATATCGATGAGAAACGCCGTGAATACAAAAACACTATTCAAAAATTCTTAGAAGATAATATCAAAGAGATTCGTGTTATCAATACTTTGCCTAAGGGTGACCCATCTTGGTTTGGTGTGCCAATCTATTGTGAATCACAAGATGTAAAAGAATTCTTGGTACAACATTTTGAATCCAATAAAATTCAAACAAGAAATTATTTTAGTGGTAATATTCTATTACATCCTGGTTATAAACATTTAGATAATTATAAAGATTATCCAAATTCAAATTTGGCTCTCAGTAATGTGTTTTTCTTAGGTTGTTCACCTCTCTATAACGAAAAAGTTTTGGCATACATTGAAGATGTGTGTAAAAAATGGAACGATTGATTAATGTTCTAGGCGGTAACGGCTTTGTTGGTAGCCGTTATCGTGAACTCACCGATAATGTGGTAATCAATGCCAAATATGATTACGAAGTAAAAGATAATAGTGAAGTGGTATACTTTATCTCTACTGTGGACAACTACAATGTCCATACTGATCCGTATATCGACATAGAAACGAACCTAACGACTTTGGTTCGTACATTAGAGTCCTGTAAGGATAAGAATATAACTTTTAATTTTATTAGTTCCTGGTTCGTTTATGGAGATGTAAAGTTACCAGCCAAAGAAGATTCTTACTGTAACCCTAGAGGTTTCTATTCAATCACCAAACGTACCGCTGAACAACTACTCATCTCATATTGCGAAACTTTTGGTATAAAATACCGAATTCTTAGATTGGCCAATGTCTTGGGTAAAAGTGACGGTAAGGTATCTAAGAAGAAGAACGCTTTACAATACATGATTAATCAAGTGGTGAATAATGAAAACATAGCTTTATATGAGGGCGGTATTTTTTACCGTGATTACATTCATGTTGATGATGTGGTACAAGCCATTAATCTTGTTATAGAAAAGGGAAATGTAAATGAAATCTATAACATAGGTAACGGTGAAACGGTATTCATTAAACAAGCCTTAGACTATGTGAAAAGTAAGGTCAATTCTACATCACAATTTGGTACTATGGACATTCCTCAATTTCACAAAACAGTTCAAACAAAAAACATGGTTTTGGATATCTCAAAAATCAAAGAAATGGGTTATACACCAAAATATGACCTATTCCAAACGTTGGATTTGCTGATTTAAAACCAACAATTTGATGACTATGTATCGAACCCAATCTTTCTAAGGTTTGGTTCTAAAACTCCAAATGTTGTATAAATAAGCAACTGGCAACCAAAGTGTGTTGCAAATCTGTAAGGAAATTAATGTATTCGTTTTCAACGTTTCTCAAAGAGGAAGATGAGGGTGGTAAACTCAAGCATATAACTCATGCTGAGGATAGACCATTACAAAATGGATCCGAAGGATTCAAACATGCTGTTGGCGCATTACAGCAGGCCCATGAACATATTAAATCTGGCGGCCACAGTACCGCTTTGACTATGAAGTATGATGGTTCTCCATCTATTGTTTTTGGTCACCATCCAGAAAATGGTAAATTCTTTGTAGCATCAAAATCTGCCTTTAATAAAAATCCAAAAATAAACTACACCGATGAAGATATTGAAAATAACCATGGCCATGCACCAGGCCTAGTTGAGAAATTAAAACACGCATTGGAACATTTACCTAAGGTGGCACCAAAAAAAGGTGTATATCAAGGTGATGTGATGTTTAGTGGTGAAGATAAAAAAGAAACCAAACACGGAGTATCATTTACGCCAAATACAATCACATATTCTGCCAAAGGTTCAGAAGGTGACAAGATTCGTAAAGCCAAATTTGGTGTAGTGGTTCATCAACAATACCATGGTAACGATATTGCTTCAATGAAAGCAGATGCTAGTCCTGATGTGCACAATTTTAAACAACATGAAGATGTTTGGCACAAATCGGCTGAACACGATGCATCCAAAATAAACTATTCAGAAAAAGACCAAGAACAATTTAGAAAACACATTGCAGCTGCTGAAAAAATAAACACCGGTTCTGGCAAAGAAATGTATAGTGTTACCGAACCACACCGTGGTGAAGGTGGTTCTTTAGAAACCTATATTAATCAGACTGTTAGAACGGGTGAAAAACCCACATCTAAAGGCCTACAGAAACATATAAAAGATAAATTTGTTAAGGCTGCATCTAAATTAAAAACACCAGCTGCACAAGCAAGAAAAGAAACAGAAGCCAAATCTCATGTGCAACACATTGAAGGTAATACTGAGCATTATGATAACCTTCTAAATATGCACCACCATCTACAACAAGCAAAAAATGTATTGGTGAAAAATTTGGAAAAGAATACTGGTGGTTTAGAACACCACATTGATGGCAAACCAACAGGACCAGAAGGTTTTGTGGTCAACTATAGTGGTGAACCAACAAAACTAGTTAACCGATCAGAATTTGCAAAAGCTAATTTATTAAAAGTTAGAAAACCTTCAGTAGAAGATAAACCTAAAAAAACAAAGAAAAAAACAATTAAAGTAGATTACGAAAACGATCCACAATGAAGTCATTTAAAGAATATTCTAAATCATTACACGGTGCCATTGCTTCACACCAATTAACTGGTCATACGTTACATGTTCGTAAAGAAGGTACCGGACATTATGGTCTTTATTCTGGAGGAAAATCAGTTGCAACAATTTTTGCGGATAGTGAATCAGCTGCCATAAGAATTTTGAGAAAAAAAGGATATGATATAAAATGATCGGACTTTCGTTTATTTTTGAAAAAATATCTTCAAAAAATAAAAAATCTGTTGCAAAGGTGATTAAGCAAGCTCGTAATCAAGCTGATGCCAACAAAGAATCAACACATCGTTCAAATGTGAATGAATTTTTACTGGCTCATCATTTAGCCAAAGCTGCAGGATTAAAAGACACCAGACCAGGTGAAACTGAAGAAGAAAAAGCAGCTGCACAAGACAGACATGATGTATCAAAAGAAAAGATAAGTCCTGAAGAATATGAACACCAAAGCCAAAGAGCTAAACAAATGGCTCAAGCCTCTATATTGGAATACAAAAAAAGAGGTATTGATTTAACCAAAGCAAAAAGTGTTCATTTAAGTGCTGGTAAAGGTGCAATAAAAAGGATAACAGGCCTCAACGTTGAAAGTAAAGATAACACTTCAGATGTTATGCTTAAAGTTCCACACAAAACACATGGAACAATATACCCTGGTATCTCCGCAAAATCCAATATGGAAAATACTGAAGGTAAAGGTGCAGAGAGAATTTCAAATCCAGGATTAACACCCATAGCTAAATCTCTTGGTGAAAAATGGCACGAAAATGAATATCCTAAACTAGATGATTTTGCTGAAAAAAAAGGCATATCACACTTACCTCTGAGTAGTAAAAAAGAAAACACAGAAGGCAGAAAACAATGGCTTCGTAAACCTGGTAATGAACAACATTTGGATCATGCTAAAGAAGAAGGTAATAAAATATTAAATAGTGTAAGAGAATCTTATTTTAATAGATTAAATAAATTATCTACAGAAGAAATTAAAAACCATTTAGCTTCTAATCATTTTAGGACAAATGAAAGTAAAGAAGAAGATAAAACTAATGAAAGAACGCCATATATAGTTGCTTCAGGTTATGGAACAAAAAAAGGAGAATACGGTGCTCACGCACATGGAATGGAAACAGATTCTTCTGCTCATGTGGATGCATTAAGCCGAGCACACCATTTTACACTTGAAAAAAGTGGTGAAAATGGTATTAGAGTTTATGCACACAAAGATGAAAATGACGTAACAGGAAACCATCTAATTACAATTGCATCAAAATTTAATTCACAACCAATGGCCAGTTCCATCAATTTCGTTGGCACCGAAGGTACTTTAAAACCTAAAAAAATTAAGAAACCACAATGAAATCATTTTTAGATACAATCAAAGAAGAACAACAAGGTGAAAAACACCATGTTATTACCTTTGGTAGAATGAGTCCTCCTACTACAGGTCATCTAAAATTGATTAGTAAGGTCAAAGAGATTGCACAGAAAAACAATGCAACTCATTCTATCGTTGTTTCTCATACACAAGATAGTAAAAAGAACCCATTAAGTGCTGACCAAAAAATCAAACACTTAAAGCGTTATGTTGCAGGTCCAATATCAGAGGCAACAAAATCTGGTGGTACAAACTTTGTGGCTGCATCAAAAGAAAAACCAACAATATTACATCATGCAGTTGATGTTCATAATAATGGTGTAACACACCTTCATGTTGTTGTGGGTTCCGACCGTGTAAAAGAAATGCATCACCTACTACACAAATATAATGGTGTAGAAGCAGGCCATGGAAAATATAATTTTAAAAAGATTACTGTTCATTCTGCCGGTCACCGAGATCCAGATGCTGAGGGTACCGAAGGTATGTCTGCCAGTAAAATGAGAGAACACGCAAAATCTAAAAACTTTGGTGAGTTTAGAAAGGGTGTTCCTTCTCATGTTTCAGATACTCATGCAAAAGAGTTGATGAACGATACTCGTAAGGGCCTAGGATTACATGAATCATATACTCGTGGCCTGTTTAAAGCCATTTTTGTGGCTGGCGGGCCAGGTTCTGGTAAAGATATCATTATTCGTGAAGCCATTGCTGAACAAAGGTCTGTTGAATTGAATTTAGTTCAAGCACAAGATTATTTGGCTGATAAACAAAAACTATCAGAAAAGACCAGCGATCCTCGTAGAGAATCAATTCGCAATCGTGGTCCTTTGATTATCAATGGCCCAGCAGATGATAGAGATAGAATTGCCTATATCAAAGAAGAACTTGAGGACATTGGTTACGATACAATGATGATATTTGTCAATACGACAAATGAAACAAGTAAAGAAAGAAACTCACTATTGTCCAGAATGATGGTCGAATCAGTACGACAGGACAAGTGGACCAAATCGCAAGAAAATACTAAATATTTCATGGAAGCCTTTAGTAATTTTGTTCCTTTCGATAATACAGGAAACTTAGAAACTAAAGAAGAAGATATATACGAAGTATATGAATCCACTAATAAATTTTTGGATTCTGATGTAGGGGATACAGCCGAAGATTGGTTGAATCGAAGAAGTAAGTTAAATATTAATTTATTATTTAAGGAAAATAAAAATGTTAAAAGCACTAATAAACTGGTTAAAGGTCAAACCAACCGTAAACCCTTGCTCGACAACAACGCCCCAGGACAGCAGCTCCAAAGAAAGCTCAACAGACCAGATGACGTCCGTGACGGAGACGTTAAGTACAACTCCGACTACATCTTCAAAACCTACTCCGAACAAGGCGGCCCCACAGTCACGGTCTCCCCAACGGCCAAAGAGCCAAACTTCCAAAAAGACAAAGAAAAAGTAAAAAGATTAAAGTTTGGAGATAAATCTTTAAGTGCAGGTAGAATTGGTAATCCTAGTGGCCTTGGTTCCGAGTGGAACACACGCACAAATGGTTCAGGATTAACTGGTGGTGCTGGGCTTGGTAATCAAACATATAGTGAGAGCCAAGAATACAGTAATGCCAATCCTGCTACTACCGCAATGCCGTCTGGTGGGTCAGTAAACCCCCTAAGTAATGAATATGATAATAAAGATTTTAAAAAGTTTAGAAAGTTAGTTAAGAAAGAAGCAATTGACGATCCAGGTGCCTTTGATATGGGTGTTAGTGGAACTCTTAGCGGTGCTACAAATAAAGAACCTTTAGTTGTACCAAATGATAACAAAGTTCGTGCCAACGACATTCTAAAAAGAAAAAGAATAAAAGAGG